TACTAGAAAGATCAGTATTTTTTGTACTGCTACCTTTCTATAGATTCTGTGGTGACATGCTGCGAGAAGTTGTAGTCAAGATATCAGCGGTGACGAAGGTATCCACGTTCTTCAACATCAAATGGTTTGTAAGGACTTAGGTATTGGTAATTCTAAAAACCTAGATAATCTAAGAAGACAGACTGTTGCTTGGGTAATGGATAGCCTTGGCACTTCTGAAAATAAATATTTAAACAAAGACTTCTGGATAAAGACCAGCGATTCTTTATATCGTACTGGTAAAGCAGAACTAAAAGAAACACAACGCTCCAGAATGCCAGCGTTCTTTGAGAGCGACAATAGAGACTTGCCTTCTTATGGATAGTACTTTAAAGATCCTAGATGGGGGAGTTGGATTTCTAGATGAAATGATTATTGAACTAGATGAAACCTTCCCTGCATATACACCTAACCCTGATGACACCCTAGCTTTGATCATGTTCAGAGCTGGGCAGCGTAGTGTCGTAGAACATTTACAAAATAAGAAAGATGTGTCAGCCTGATATACCAGACATGCCAGAGTATGAGGAGCAAAAAGTAGCTCCAGCAGCTCCGACTCCTATACAACCAGACAGCATGGGTACATTACCTCCACCTATGTCAACAAGTGCAAGTGATAAAGATAAAGCTGTACTTAAGAAAAACGAAGGTAAGAAAAAAGAATTACAAAGAACATCTGGAATAAATAGATTCCGAATACCTCTAAACACTGGAGGTTCTGGATCTGGTTCTTCGGGTGGTAATACATTAAATATTCCTCAATGAGACAAACAGCGTTATCACGCTACGAAAGTTTGAGATCAGGACGACAACAGTTTTTAGATGCGGCACGAGAAGGGGCGGCGTTAACTATTCCTTACCTAATGACAGAAGAAGGTTTCGGTGAAGGCGAGAAGCTACCGATTCCTTGGCAGTCATTGGGAGCAAAGGGATGTAACGTCCTTAGCTCTAAGCTCATGCTTAGTCTTTTCCCTCTAAATACAAGTTTCTTTAAGTTATCTATTAACGACCAAGAACTAGCAACCCTACCAGAGATAACACCTGACATAAGATCCGAAATAGATTTGACACTTAGCAAGATGGAACGAACCATCATGCAGCAAATCTCAGAATCAAGTGATCGAGTTATCTTATACTCAGCAATGAGACATTTGGTTGTCACAGGCAACGTATTATTGTTTGCTGGGAAAAAGAATTTAAAACTGTATCCTCTAAATCGCTTCGTAGTGGATCGTGACGGTAACGGAGAAATTCTTCACATCGTTACGAAGGAGCATGTCCATAGATCTTTACTACCAAAGGAGTTTCAAAAACTACCTGATGGAGAACCAAATATAAATAGTGCTGGAGAAGATGGAGTTAAGCACGGAGTAGCTGGAAGCAGCTATGAAGATGCAACTGTCTTTACACACTGTGAATTAAAAGATGGATCACATAAATGGTATCAAGAATGTGACGGAAAAATTTTACCTAACTCTCAAGGTTCAAGTCCTAAAAATATTAGTCCTTGGATCTGCTGTAGATTTAATATCACAGACCAAGAAAGTTATGGTAGATCAAGAGTATCTGAGTACCAAGCAGACTTGCAAAGTCTTGAGGGTCTTATGCAAAGTATGGTCGAAGGAAGTGCAACGATGGCAAAGGTCGTTTTTGCAGTATCGCCCAGTTCTGTAACTAAACCTCAAGCCTTAGCAAGGGCATCTTCTGGAAGCATTATTTCTGGAAGGGCAGACGACGTTAGCGTTATTGCTACTAATAAGCAAGCTGACTTTCGTACTGTGAGAGAAATGATAGAGATATTAACTCAAAGAATATCAGATGCTTTTTTGATACTTCAACCTAGAGCTTCAGACCGTACAACAGCGACTGAAATCTCAGCGGTACAACAAGAGCTGAACGAGCAACTGTCTGGAGTGTATGGTAATTTAACTGTTACTTTATTGACTCCATATTTACTAAGAAAGCTACATATACTTCAGCGAAACGCATCTATACCACAACTACCAAAAGGATTAATAAGTCCTACTGTTGTTGCTGGATTAAATAGCTTGGGTCGTCAACAAGACAAAGTAGCATTAATGGAATTTATGAATACAGTAGCGCAGTCCCTTGGTGCGGAAGCGTTAGCACAATACATAGTTCCTACAGAAGTATTAAAAAGACTAGCCGCTGCGTCAGGTATTGAGACATTGAACTTGATTAAAGATCAATCAACAATGGATCAAGAAATGGCTCAGATGCAACAACAACAAACTACAGACACGTTAATGAAACAAGCGGGTCAATTAGCAAAGACACCAATAGCGGAGCAATTATTAAATGGCAACCAACAGCAAGAACCCCCAGCCCTCCAAGAAGGAGGAGGAATCCCTCAAGGTGGAGAAGGTACAGAAGAAACCTAGAGTAACCACTGCGGGAGATTACGAAATAAAAGAAAAAATATCCAGATCATTTGGATCAGCAAAAACTACATTTCACTAAACCATGCCCAGTAAAATGATTGATCCTACTGAACAAAATCAGTCGGAACAAGTAACAGAAGCACAAGCTTATGAACAAGGTAAAGCAAACGAAGAAGCACTAGCGGCTGATCGTGAAGCTAACTTTGATGCTAACGAAAGAGAAAATCAAGACCCTTCACTTATTGATGGGAAGTTTAAAAGTCAAGAGGATTTATTAGCAGCTTATAAAGAACTAGAGAAGAAACTTGGTAAACCAGAAGAAGAAGTAGAAGAGCAACCTACTGAAGAGCCAGAACCAGAGATACCTTTACCACAACAGAGTATGCAAAAAGCTGCTGATGTTTTTAAAGAAAAAGGTGAGCTAACTCCTGATGTCATTGACGACTTATCGAAGATGGATTCAAAGGAATTAGTTAAAGCCTACATGGATTATTATTCCAAAAATCAAACAAAAACTTTAGATAAAAATGCAGTAGCTGAGATACAGAATATTGCTGGAGGTGAGCAAGGTTATAACGACCTAATGCAATGGGCATCATCTAATGTTCCAGAAAAAGATATTATGGAATTTAATAAGGTTGCAGAATCAAATAATTCAACAGCTATTAAGTTTGCAGTAGAAGCTCTTAACAATAGATATAAAAACTCTGAAGGTTATGAGGGTCAATTACTAACAGGCAAATCACCCACCAACGACGGGCTAAAACCATATCGCAGTCATGCTGAACTTGTACGAGATATTGGTAATCCTTTATATCAAACTGACCCAGCGTTCAGACAAGATGTGGAAGCAAAACTAGCTCGTTCACCAGAACTTTTATAACAAATAATCGTGACAGCTACACAACATAGTTTTCAAGACGGTAAATATTCAGTCCGTCAGGTAGAGGTAGCAAGACAACCTGTTACCGCTAGACAGTTAGCCGCTGGATCTGCAAGTGCAAATACAGTGTTAACTACAACCGTGCGCCTGATAAGCATACGGGCTGTAACTGCTGATATTAGATATTCCATAGGAACTTCAGCTCAGACAGCTACAACATCTAGCCACTTCATAGCGAGTGGTGAAAGATTAACTTTGGTTGTTCCAAGTGGAGCAAACATCGGCGTGATCCGTAACGCATCAACAAACGGAACTCTTGAATTATCAGAACTAGACTAATGGATTTTAAAAAAGCAGAAAAGTGGAACGGAAGACTAGCGATGCTCGGTATCGTTGCAGCTATAGGAGCATATTGGGTAACAGGACAAATCATTCCTAATATCTGGTAATGGCAAAAAGAGGATTGTACGCGAACATCAACGCTCGAAAGAAAGCTGGTACTAGCAGATCTAAAAAGAAAAGTACTGTTACAGCCAAAGCATACTCAAATATGAAAGCAGGCTTTCCTAAGAAAAAAGGTAAAAAGTAAGGTTACTGATACACCTAGACTTTTTTTCGTCCACCTTCTAGCAGATTCTGAAGGGACTTAAAATGGACAAATTAAAGATATTCTGGCAAAAGGTCAGAACCGTTATGAAAGCAGAGAACTTTAATAGGTATCCTGTTGTACATGACGAAGAAGAAATAAGACAGCAAAGAATGATTGCATACTTAAAAAGAATATATAAAAAGTGATAAAGAATTTTCTGACGACTATAACTCTGATAACTAATATCTTTATCATCTCTGGTGTCA